ATGTAGAGGACTGTTGGCACGATCCACAAAGTCAGTAAGTTTGCTCCTACTTATGCCTCGGCTTGTGGAGTAGTAAGGGTCGAAGACATGAATATGAGTACCGTGACAGGTGACCTTATAACCAAGCTGATTGGCTACACGCACCAAGAACTGCCAATCAGACTCCTGGCTCTGCAAGATGCGCTCATAAGTCAATGAAGTCTTAGGAACGTCCCCGCTGAGAGAATACCTCCCAGCCAGTTCTATAGCTATGTCGGAGAGTGTGAAACCCTCCCAAACATGGGTCTTTGCACCTTTCATACCACAAGAGGCACCGATAGCAACAATCTTAGCAGTCTGAAGGGGGCTATTATTTACAGATCCAGTTTGTACATCACTTGTGGGGTTAACAGAGTCTATGTACCCCGAAAACGTCTCTTGATAGAAGGGTCCCGTATCCATCTCTAAGGCTATAGCACGGCCTTTGTACCAGTTAACGAATTTAGTAGGAAGACCTGCTACCTTGACTGTTAGCACATCGTGATGGTTCTCTTTCATACCTAGTCTAATCTCAGCTATGGAGGTGTAGTCGAAGGAGACTCCATCGATAGTTAAGGAGTATGAGGGTGTCACACTGCCTGGGGCACCGAGAATCACGACGGTATCCTAATACTATCCCCCGGCACTAGGTCCCACTGGAACTTAACCTGAGGGTTCATGTCTGCAATCTCCCAGTACCGGGAGGGGTCCCCAAGAAGGCTGTTCGCGAGGTTCTCGATAGTGTCGCCTTCCTTTATAGTGTGCAAGGAGTATCTACCAGAGACAGCAAAGTTAGAGACCTTCCTAAATGCTTTCTTACGGTCACTAGAAAGCTCGTACCTGGACTCTTGGGTGTATTTAATATCCACAGTGATATTCCTTCTTAAATTGGAAAGGACGGCCCTTTGCCGTCCTTGTTAGGATCGGTGAAAGAAGGTGCTCCTGGTGTACCCTTCTTACGCTTGTCTGCTATAGCTGCCCCGTTAGGATCAATACCCGCTAAGGACTTATCACGTCGTCTTGGAGTGCTCCCACTGGTGCGGGGGCGAGCGTACGCCCCACCCCGCAGCTCGACACCGGGAGAGTTACTTGAACTCTTAGCAGGCAACCCCCTGATCGGCACCGCTGGAACGTCAGGGAAGGTAGATGAGCTAGCCTCTACCGAAGCCGTAACAGAGGTTGATACCCAGGACAGGGGGATGGTGGATTTCATAGTAAACCTTCTGTCACCCACTGCGCTGTTATTCGTTTCTCGCGATTTCCCGTGCTCCTGGTCGAAAAGGTCAGCTACTGTACCATACCCCCACTTTACTGCCCTGGTGTTGGCAACATCAGCTTTGATACCCTCACCCTCACCAAAACTGACCGTACCGTCCACCGTCCACTTATAAACATATATCTCCTCTCTAAGATCAGAGTCCATCTCACCTTTCTCGCCGCTGCCACTAAAGTTAACCCTGTTTCTTATCAGATCGATATATCCTTTAGAGTCCGTAGGGCCGTGAGCCGTCATGGGTACTCGATTGTCCCTGGACACCTGGGCGGCACCATTGATAAGTCCGTTCAGTTTTTGCCTCCAACCCTTAGCGATTCTGTGGAGGTTATCCGTGCTGTTATCGCTGCCAGATGGGTTGAAATCACAATAATCCGTATACCTAAAGAAAGTATTAAAGTCGTCAATGTTGGATACTTTGATCCTCTTCTCCGACTGGCTGGTAAGCAGGTTAGAATTAGGGTTGCCGTGTCGAGGTATTGACTCCTTGGCGGTACGCTCTGCGTCGACCAACGTTTGCGGAACCTGTCCTCCCGCTACAGTTGAATACTTAACCGCGTGTCTTCCTGACGTTGTGTAGGGACCGTACAACTCGACATTGTAACCCATTGAGATATGTTTAATGACATTATTTGCAAAGTAGTCTTCTATCTTATCAGGCTCGTCTCCGTCTCCTTTACTCGTTAGGTAGCAGGACTTAAGCATTGTGGAAAAGATTGTGTCCCCCTTACCTTCTCTAAGGGAACGAGAGGGGGAATCGATATAAGCATCATCAAGATGCCAAAGTACATGACCTACTGACCGACTATCGGATCTGTCGCCAGTGTTACCCCAACTGTCGTCGGTACCGAACCTCTCTCTTTCAGTAATGTCCATGATACCTACTTGAGCCGAACTGATAATATTAAGAGCCTCGGTGACAGCTTCTTGCTGTGCTTCCTGTGCTTCCTCTATCTC